TCCACAAAAGCATTACCTGCTTCAATGTCAACACCAGATGTTTTATAATCCATTAGTCACGTTGTCTCCAGTCATCAGAACGTTCCTGATGAAACCATTCTACCACATCATCTGGACTTCCGAAACCCCTTACATGGTTGCTTGCATCGGGGTCTCCTATATCCAAGCTATTCAGAAAAGACTCGTCAGGATTTGTACTCATCCTACGAGCCTTCTGCAACATACCTCTTGCACTTGTATTTGCTTTGGCAAGTTTACTTGCCCACATCATATCTTCTAAACTTACTTCTGTACCAGCAGCAATATCTTTACATATCGCTTCGAGTCTCAGACGGTACTGTGTAGATAGCATAAAGTATCCTTATCTCTATTATTATCTATCATAATACAGGATACTCCTCGTTTCTTACGAATTCGGTTTTCATAGTCTCAAAGTCTTCCATCAATCTTTGGACTTGTTTCTTATCAAGACCTGCTAAATCTTCACAGTTCTCTAAGCACCGATAGATACATTCTCTATCAGAAATGGGTGGGGAAATCTCCCACCCTTGCTCATCATAATACTTCTTACCTTTAGTGACTTGTGCCTCTACATGAGAGAGGTCTTGTTTTTCAGATGGATTTGTATAATTATGCATATGCTTGAGCAGCTAACCATGTAGATAGTCCTAAAGACGTACCCATTATAGTTAGTCTACTCATCCACCACATAATTTCGTGCTTATGTTTCGTCATGACTAGTGACCCATTGGTATTCCTGATGCCATGAGACGAGAGATATTATCAACCTCTTCGTTCTTACAATAGTCAACAAAATGAGGATGCTCCTGTAGATAGGAAACATCCTCTTTGCAATGTTCTATTGCCTCGTATGCACTCGTTGCATACTCGCAAATTTCGTAATGCTTTAGTTGGTTATCGTGATAACCTACTGTATAATGTGATAATTGAGTCAGGGGCATGATCTTTCAATCCCGTACTAACAATATTTATTATACCATATAAGTATAATTACGCATTACTTTGTTGGTTTGAAGACAGAGTTAGGACATCAAGTTTTTGTTTTAAAATGTGAACTTCGTCCTTGAGTTCCTTTTTTTCTTTCTTCAAAATTTCAATCTCTTGTTCGTAAACAATAACCATTTGTTCTAGTCGTACTACATCATTCTCTAGATCCCATCTAGGTTTGGGATATGGATCTGTCATTTGTACTAGTAGTTATCTATTTAATACCCTCTTTATAATGTATAGGGTTTTTCTGGTGTTGTATCTGTAGTAATCTTAAGAGGTGCTTGCTCAATTCTAATTGTTTGAACAGGACCAGCACTTGCTTTTGCTAAGATAGATTCAATATCTTTTGCAGTAACAGGAGGTGCTCCACCATTAACAGAGTTACCATTCTTGTCCATCTTCATAGTACCATCACCCTTCTTGGATGCAGTTTGAATTCCGAAGCTAGCTAAAACTCCTGTAAAAACTGAAGCTATGAAAGTTGGATCTATTTTCTGTTGTGGTACTCCTGGTATGGCAACATAATTTAAAGTTAAAATTCCACCCGACCAGGCAAGGACCGTAATTCTGACAGCTGTACTGATGATTGCCGCTTGTTCTTCGGCATCGGGAAGAAGTGCTGCCTTTGCTTTACCAAAGAAACCTTTCTTCTTTTCTTCCTTTTCTTCTACTACTACTTCTTCCTTTACTTCATCAGACATAATTTATATGAATTGCTGGCCTATTTAGAAGTTTGGAACCCCCAAACCACCAGAAGGTACAGCAAGTCCAGCATTAGGTGCAGCAGGACCAGTCATATCAGGCATTGCTCCACCTATAGCACCAGGTAGTGCACCAGTAACCTGTTCCATGATCTGTTCTTTTACACCATCTATTATAGATGCTCTATTTAAATAAACGTAAGCACCTGTTCCAACAACAGCAGCAGATACAACTGTTGATGCTATTGCTAAAAGATTAATTACTTTTTGCATAATAAGTTCTGAAATAATTGACTAAGCCGTTTGTCGTGAC